TCCATCTAAAAATGCATTAATAAAATCATTTACAGTTCTACCACTCCAAGAAGAATCTATTTTTACATTGAAGACATTTGTTTTCATTTTCCCATCAACAACTCCTTGTTGTTGATATGTAACAATAATAAGATTTTTCCATGTTCCTGAATTACCTTGTAAAACATCATATAAGTATGCGTTCAAGTCTTGCTGTATTGCTCCGTAAATTAATTTACCTCCAACTGAATTAGGGTCAACTTTTAGAATACTAAAAAAGTCAACCTGTTTTACTGCAATATTAAATCCTATACCTACACCATCAATCAAAAAATCAGGTATAATTGCATCAATACTACAAGAAAATTTGCTTTTTAAAAGTGCTTTTAAGCCTGTTTTAATAGTACCTTCAATAATTGGACTCTGATATGTTAGAAATCTTACTAATTCTTCTTTAAATTCTTTTATGCCCACTAAAATATCAATTAAATCCTTTATGAATTTAACGGTTTTATTCTTTTTGGCATTTAGAGATTTTTGCTTTTTATCTTTCTTTAACTCAGGATAGTCTGAATTAATGCTTTTTAATGCAGAAATTTTATTTATAACATCAGTCTTTTTTTCAAATGTACCCATTATAGACTTAAATCGTAAGTATTAGTTTGTTCCATGTCTTTTAAAATGTTCTCACGGAGTTTAGCAATATCATCCTGAGAAAGCGTTGGCATATCATGAACTTCTTGCTCCTCTTTTTCAGAATTAATTTTGCTTGTTCCAATTACTTTAGCATGGATTTGAATAAGTTTGATTTTTTTGTCAATTACATCATTTAAAACCTTTCGGCTTTCATTGAAATATCTTGCCAATTCTAATTCATCTTGAAAGTCATCGGGTTTTGCCTTTGAAGTTCTTTCACTTATTTTTTCCAAGATAGCTTTCTTTTGTTCATCGCAATCACGATATGCTTCACGCATTGCATCAAAAAGACTATCAACATCTAATTTTATATTTCTCTTTGCCATATTTATGTTTTATTATAAATATTAGGAATTCTTTTTTTTATTTAGATTAAAAGAAATATTCTGAATAGGTGTATCTTCGTTCCGATGATTTCTTTTTAAACGTTCTTCTTTCTTTTGATAGTAAAGGATTCTAAATCTTTTCAAATTATCTCTAATGTCTTTAGTACTTAAATCAGTCATATTTCTAAGACATTCTAAAATTTGATTTTTATTATATTTCCTTCCACCATCTTCAAAAAAAGATTCCCAATTTTTCATAACTTCAAGAATGGCTAATCCAACTCTTTCTTCATTTTTCTTTAGGAATCTTTCTTCTTTTGGAAGAGCCGTATTCATAGAAATAAGCTCTTCTAATATTTTTACAAATTCATTAAAAAATTCTGAAGTAAAACTGTCTTCTTCATCTATCTGATATGAATATTTTTCATCTTCTTCAATGCGTACTAAAACAGTATCATAATTCTCTCTTTTAGTCATTTCATCTTGCTCCTTGATTCGCTTACCCAAAAGCCTATGCTTTATTATTGTGCCATAATAAGAATAAGCTTTTGTGCCTTGAGAAGGGTCAAATTTATCAATTTTGGTATGTAAGAAACTGAGTGTATCATTTAATAGTTCCTCAAAAGTCATTTCTTTACTGTATAAATTGTATCGGTTTATGATACTTTCTACCATTTTATAAAGAGGCTCTTTTAGAAATTCTTCATATATTTTATTTTTTTCACTATTATCAGTTGAATTTAAATAAAGTAAAGTTGCTTCTTCTTGTTCTACATCAAAATATCTTTTGTGTTTTCGTTTTCTTCCTCTTTTATTCATGGAATGGTTATGGGTAAGTTATTTCACGGTCATAGTCAAAGAAATATTCTTTTCTTGACATGTTGTACCAAAATTTCTTCTCCATTTCATCCATGCTTTTTTGCATATCATGAATTGAGCCCGAAATACCGTTGAAGTGTTTATATGTCATCTTAGGTATTACGTATACCGTTTTTCCAAAATTTAAAAGCCTTAGCAAGAATTCAAAATCTCCAAATTTAATAATTGAGGATTTCAATTTGCCGATTGTTTCAAATACTGATTTTTTAATAGTAAAGCAATTGACATTAAAGTTGTAAAAAGCTTTTTCTTTTGCTTTGGCTAAATCGAAATAACCGAATTTCTCCATATTTCCTGCAGCCCAAACTGTTTCATTTGAAAATCCAATAGGTTTATCTTCAGAATCAACTTCATAAACCAAAGGAACAAAACAATCCATATCGGGATAAGCACTGACATATCTGTTGATATTTTCCACATGGTTAGGGAAGATGACATCATCAAATTGAACTACAGAAAAATATTCAGTATCAATCTTTGATACGGCAAAGTTCACTTGAGAAGCAAAATCTGTTTTATCACTATCATTTACGATTTTTTGATATTCAACATCTTTCAATAGAGATTCAATTTCCTTATTGAACTTAGGAGCTACTACGGCTAATTTAAAATTTTTATCGTTTTGATTTTTGATTGATTCTAAACACCCAACAAAATATTCTTTATTGGCTTTAGTAATTTCAAAAATAGGTATAATTAAAGTTGTATTATTCATTGATATTTGCTTTTATTTCTTCTAATTTTTGGATTCGATTTTTCAAAAGATTTTCAAAGGTTTCAATTGTAGCTTTTACAAAGTTTTCTTTTGAATATTTTGCTGCTGTTTCTGCCATGATATTGTAAACATTTTTATCCAAAGAGTCTACAAACCATTCATCCATATATTGAGCAATATAGTCAATCATTGTTGTATAGCTTGTAACCCAAATACCATTATCAGTTTCAGCGTTAATCCATTCAGGAATCATATCAGGAACTTTGCCAATAACAGGAACACCTGATTTCATACATTCGAGAGGGAAAGTTCCAAAAGAAGAAATTTCATCTACCCAAAGAGCCAAACAGCATTCTCTCAAATTGCTTGCAAATTCACTTCTATCCATATTACTTGTTACTACAAAAGGAATCCAAGAATATTGAGGGTAAGTTAGATAAAATTCCTTTTGAATTTTTTCCCCTCTTGTTTTATCTCTTGTGAACAAGAAGATTTTAGGATTTTGAGGTTTTTCACTTGGTTTGAATTCATCGTGAATGTAAGGACTGATTACGCTGATATTCATATTTCTCATGAACCTTCCAATACGTTCTTTTTGGACTTCTGAAGTGGTAATTACAGTATTGATACCAAATTGTGACCATCTGATACCTGCATTCAGATTATAGAAGATTAAATCCTGTACCTGAGAAATAACCACAACTTCCCAAGGGAGTTTAATATTGTTCTCACGCATATCCGCATAGAATGATTGAACCCATGCTTCAGGTAAGAATAAAAAGTCAGATGGTTTTACAAGGATTTTCTCAAAAGGGGTATGAGGTAATTTATCATAGTTATTACCCATCCACATCGGGGTCATATATTCCTTATCGTGAAGAATATAGGCATTGTAGCCCTTTTCTCTGAGAACTGCTACCATATCATAGATATAGGCAACAGCACCGCTTGTATTACCTTTAGTGTTAGGCACATAAAAATAATATGAACCTTGATTTTCTTTCAGTTGATTTATAAAATCTTCAAAAGTTAATTTTTGATTTTCCATTTATTTATTTAAATTTTGTGTTGGTGTGGGAGTTGATTTTTTTGGTTCTTTAGAAATTTTTGCTTTCTTAGGTTGATTTGCAGGTTCGTTTTTCATCGCAAATTAGCTTTAAAGTGATTGTAAATTTCTTTTAATGATTCAAAAGAAAATATTTTAGTTCCTTCGATATCTTTGTTTTGTTCGGTGATAACTTTCAAACAAACTTTATTATCAGGTTTTGTCTTTATAATATATGGGTCTGCTGTAATAATTAAATCATATAGCTCCCATATTTTAGAATAATCATAAATAAATTTAATATTATTTCCTTTGAATTGATTTTGTGCAAGGAATAGCAATGTTGCAGATTTGCTATTTTCTCTTTCTTGGCTTACTATTGAAATTGAGTTATTATTTCTTGATAGGAAATTGTATAGTAAGTCTAAATCCAACATTACTTGTGGATAAGTAAGAGGTGTTCTTGAGAAGATTTCGAATGATTGGTCATGATATAAGAA